CGCGATCTACTACAACGCGATTGCCAGTGCTAGTTTGTGTAATCTCAAGTTGCCAGTTATACATACCTGCGTCGTAAGACGCACTGTCTGTACTAGCGACGGTAAAAAGATAGTAATTGGTAGATTCAGTAGCCGCTATTTTGACCTCTGAGGAACCACCAGCGTCAATTCTAGCTATGTATTCCGCAGAATACTCAGCCGTAGGATAGTCATTGACTAGATCAGAGCGTTTCCATTGAACGAAGTCGCCAATGACCAGCGAAGCTGGCTCTAACTCTGGGGCTTCATCTACGTTAAACTTATTCGCCATAATTTATCGCCACGAATTAGTAAATCCACGACCAGTACGCGGAATGAAAGCATTTTTTGCGGGTTTTTCGCTTTCTTCTACAGGTTTTTCCTGTTTCATAGCCGCTCTGTCCGCAAAACTATTTACATCCACTCCGAGTATACCATAGGCGGCGAGCGCATAAACCATACAATCTAATGCTTCGTTACGTGGCCTTATTTTCTCGTAAACACGTCTTTTGAAGCCTTTATGGAAGCGAGTCATAACCTTTTCTGCTGTTAATTGCCTGAAATACTCCTCATTCAACACATCAGAGAAGTGCATATAACCAGGACCAGCCTCTTGTATCTTCATTCGAGCGAAAACAAGGTCTTTTGCAGTCTCTACACCAATCGGAAACAACGGACACTTGGCTATATTGTTCTTAGAGGGTCTACCTACCAACGGTTTTCCTTCTCCACCGATACCTTTGATTGCAAAAATACGTCGACCTTGGTTCTTTTTGCAATATGCGTACACAGAATTAGTGAAGTGACCGCCAGAATCTACACAACTACCTCTGATAGCTATTTGACGACCAGACTCGGTCTCAAACTGCTTGTTAAGTATCGAATCGAGGTTAGTCCATAGCTGTGGCGTACTCGGATCACCGTACAAGGTGACGTGATCAAGAACGTAAGACTCGTCATCACGCGCAAATCCAATAATCGAAATCTCAAGTCGATTATCTTGCACGTCAACTCCAGCAGTGATCAAAACCACGTCTTCTGGTACGTAAGGCATCGATTCACGCCGTTCGGCAAGCATAAAGTCATCAATCTGCTCACCAGCATCGACAAATGGCTCGCCAAGATAGGTGTTTGTCCACACTCGAAGCTGTTCGGGACTCTTTTTTACGCTGTAAAAGTCTTTTACGCCGTCTGACAAAGGCGTCCAAGGTGAATACAAACCCGATATAGCGAAGCCAGCAACGCCATTGTATTCTGTTTTACCTATCCATCGTCCGTTCCGAATAGACCAGCGACGATCAGAATCAGTCCACAAAGTACCGCAACTGTCGCACATATAAGCAGCAGTATCAGGATCACTGTCTTTCCACTGCACATTGCGCCACTCCATCGTCTGCTCATGCTCACAATGCTTACACGGAACATAAAACTGTCGTTGATCAGACTTTAGATATGCTTCTTCAATCCGACTAGACCCAGCATGGGTAGGTGTCGAGACCATAATGATCTTACGATTCCAAAACGTAGCGGAACGCTTTCTAGCTAGCGCAATAGGATCACCCTCACTGCCTGCGGATGCGGGATACCGGTCTACCTCATCACAAAGCACTAATCGGATCGGTCTACTAGCCAATCCACTTGGGCTATTCGCACCAACTATTGTGAGCGCACCACCGGGGAATACCTTGTGGAGCGTGGTGTTACCTGAATCTCTCGCTCGCGGATCTTTAACCTTGTCTCGCAAAGATGGCGTCGAACGAAGCAAACCACTAGCGATTCGATCTTTACTAAAGGTCTGAGCCATATCCAGCGTCGGCTGTAATACAAGGATTGGGCTAGGATCATGGTGAATGTGATATCCAATGATATTAAGTATTGCTTCCGTCTTACCAAGCTGCGCTCCCGCCATGACGACCACTTCTTGTATGTTTGGGTCACTACACGCATCCATTATCCCTCTTTGATATTCAGCCCGTGACGTATACCACCTACCAGGTTCCGCACTACTTTGTGAGTCGAGTCGTCTTTCGAGGTCTGCCCATTGGCTTACGCTTAGTTTTGGTGGCGGCTTTAGTGTCTGCATCGATGTTTTCAGATGCTGTGACAGTCGCTGTTGTTGGGTCAACTGCTGGGTCATAGTTAGACAACTCCTCCAAGGCTTCGTGTATCAAATCTTCGATGATTGCTTGGCAAGCACCCGTCTGACTTTCAGTAGATAGTACAGGAGCTCCCTTTGCAGGAATCGCCATGAGCTTCGCCTTGAATGCGCCAAGCACATCGTTCCACGCAGAAACTACATCATCCGCAACAACCAACGTGCCGTGAATCTTCTGCAACTCCAATTCGGCAATCTCTGCCTCTGCATTCACCTTGCGTGTACGGGCTTCATCGTATGACGAGCCTATCTTTACGCCGCCTGTACTTGGCATAAACACTCCTATCGTTTTACGTATTATACACAATACGTTGTTTTATCTATTTATAGCGTAATCGCATAAGAATTAGTTTTTGATAACTCTATCGCTAGGGAAAGTCGGCGGTCGCAGCTGCCCCGCGGGCTATCGGCCCAAGAGGACCCGTGTCACATTTGTCACATTACCAGGCGAGCATCGAATCCGTGGGGGGAGGCGTGGGGGCGGGCGTGATATCGGGGGGGGCGTTGACCTAGCAGGGACGACAGCGGAGGCGTGGGATACCCAACAGGCAGGCAAAAAAAAGCCCGCACGATGGCGGGCCGGTGGGTTTCGGTGACGTTATCGGGTGGGGTGTATGCCCTCCCACTCGTGATAACGAATCAACCGAGACTGGATGTAATACTCACGAGCGCACAAAATCGCCTCCTCTGCCTCATCGGTGGCGGCGTTCATCCGCATAAGGTACGGGTACAGCGTGGCGGTGGGGTACTGAGTCCACATGTAGGCCCTAAGCACGTTTAGCATTTGCTCTGCATATTGCGTCACGGTCTCCTCCTCTTGCTCATCCAGCCACGCACTGGCGGCGTCTGCGCTGTCGAACTCGTGCGGTAATAGGCCCATGCGGTCGCACTCTATGACGTAGGGCATTACTTACCCCCACACTTAATAGGCGCACGATCACGCAAACACTCACCCACAGAAGATTTCATCACGTAGATGTCATCCGCATACCACCAATTCGGCTCACACTGATATTGAGTGCCGTGGTCCTTTAACCCTTGCACAAGCGCACTATGCGCGGTGTAGGACGTGGGACCAGTGGCAAAGAATGAGAAGTTACGCGACTCGTAGAACGCAAGCCACAACGCTTGATCCTTGTTACTCATGCGCTCACCCCCTGATTTTCGGTCGGCTGCAGGGGCGCATTTTTCACGCGGTGCCCTTTGTCCTCACGGTTAGACAGTGCCCAATAGAGAGCGCGATACCCCGTCACCACCTCCGCATCCTGCGCATTCAGTTCGCGCAGATCGATCTCATGGGCGCATGACTCAGGGCGTCCGATAGTCTTAGCAACCGAACACCACAAAGAGAACATCGCCTGATCAATCTCAGACTGTGCGTCACGTCCTAACCGCTCCGCTAATAGCAGGGCCTCTATTACGTGATTTATCGCGTCACTTTCGGTAATCCCGTATTTGAGGTCCACCATATTATCGTCGCCCCAGTTGTAAGCGGATGCACCGGAATACACGCCTATAGTGATTGGGTCGTCCGTCGTAACCCCTGCAAAGTCAATTTGTGCATCAAGTGAAACCACAACGGCGTGGCCGTGAGTATAAAGCGTCATTGCTTCACAGCCGCCGCCTGTGCCCTCTACCTCAAACTGCATCTGATCTAATATCTGTCTTAGCATTACTTGCACTCCCATAGCGTCTGCAACGCTTCCTCTATTCCCATTGGGTCCTGATCGAAATGTGCGACAGAGTATTCGCCCCACCACCACAGCTCTACCCGTCCACGGCTAAAGTCCACCCAAATGGTAGGCCCACCGAAAGCGACACAAACACGGGCCGATTTAAACGACCCGTCCGAGTTGATGATGTACTCAATGTCCAAAACGTCCTCCAACCAATCAAACCCCGACATAAGCGCATCGGGGTAATCAGGGTCA